CCGGGTACCAACGTAGGTTTATCCTTACGTTAAGATGGTCGGTGAGTGTGAAACGCCAGCGTTTCTCACCGCGGTTGGTCGCGCAATTGACTATTTGCGTCAGGCCATACCGGTGTTGGAGGTTCACTCTGGATTACCAGAGGGTTCCCTTCGATTACCGGTGTGGGCTGATGCAGCGCGGCCGCCTGTCCACCTTCTCAAGGAGTTTTGTGTGGGTCTCCTTGCTAACCCTGAATGCCACACATGGTGGCCGATTCTTTCTCGAGTCTCGCTCGAGAATCGAACTACCATTGCCGGTAGCCTCTTTCTCGCTCGAAAGATGCTACCGGTACCACCTTCTCCACCTGACGCGCATAAAGAGCGGGTCTGTTCCCGTCCTGCCCCTCCCACTCCTCCGGGTTACCTTCGTTTTGTACGAAGATTAATCCGTATGGAGTTAAGGAAGGGTTGGGACGTGGGATATGACCGTCGCGTCTCCTCCTTCTGCCCTCCTCTGTCGTCTTCCCTTCAGCGTACCCGCGCTAAAGGGGGGGCCCGGTCCCAGTGGGTGGGTCGCCGAGTAGACTTTCTTGAGGCCTCTTTTGGCCTTCGCCCATTTCGATGTCCATCCGAGTTTCGTACTCGGTTTATGAATGTCGAGTTGGACGGGAAGTCTAGATCGGTGACTGTGGCTTCTGCCACTCAACACCTTCTGGGTCCCCTTCACCGCTGCCTTTATGACGCGGTGTCAAGACGACCCTGGCTTCTTCGTGGTGAAGCCAGGAAATCCAAGTTTGTAGAGTTTAACTCTACAGAGGGGGAGGTATTTGTCAGCGGGGACTACGAGTCCGCTACTGACAACCTTTCTTTGGAGGTTGCCGAGGTTATCCTCGACGAACTCCGAGTACTATCGGATGAGATCCCAGGTTCGATATGGGATTTCGCTCGCCTCAGCCTTCGGGCTGTGGTGGAGTATCCTGATGGTACTGTCGCGCATCAAGTCCGTGGCCAGTTAATGGGGAATTTGTTGAGTTTCCCATTACTCTGTCTACAGAACTATGCCGCTTTCCGCTGGTGCGTTGGTTCCTCTTGGCGGGGGATCCCGGTTCGCATCAACGGTGACGACATAGTATTTCGCGCGAAAAGAGAGGTTGCCAGTAAGTGGATGGATACAGTCTCTGCTCTTGGTCTGAAACTTTGCCGTGGGAAGACGTTGGTTTCAAAGAGTATTTTCTCTTTGAACTCAACTTTCTTTCGCGCCACGCGGCTAGGTGTCTCATCTATTCCCGTCCTTCGTTCGAGTGTCCTGGGTCGGGACGTGGGTGTTCCCCACGGTCTCGGTCCGGGGCTTCGGACGTTTAGGATGGGGTTTGTAGGTGAGGCTAGGATCAGAGCAGAGTGTATCTATCTCCGCTGGCGGGACAAGCAGTTTTCTGCTTGTGGGAGGAGTGTGTTGCGTGACCTGCACGCACAGGTGGATCCCGAGTCGTTGGTTCGAGTTGGTTGGGGAAAGAGAGAGGCTTTCTATTTAGATTGCCCTCCCTGTCCACTTCCACTCGATCAGTTACGACTCGGGAGACCATCCCTTCCAGAGGGGTGGTCGAGGGTGCCGGTCTCGAATCATCGAGGCCAGAGGAGGAGGCAACGGTGTGCCCAGGAGTCGTTTTTTGGGCTCCTGAGTGACCAGGCTTGGAATCTACCACCCGTGTCGTCCCGTCTGTTGCAACGGGGAACATGGCGGGAAACCGTGACGAGTTCTTTGATCTCGTCATGGCGGTGGTGGAGAACCAAGTCTCGTCAGTGGAATAAGCTTCGCGGTGAATTTCGGTTCGCCGCGAAACGATTCCGTTGTCGGTTGTCTCTCCTCTGGCAGTACGATGAAGGCCGGAGGGTTAGAAAGGTGTGGGCGGGCGGTCGTTGCGACCGACCCGGTTTGGGATTTTCCTGAACCGCCTGTCACGGTGTTGAGAGGATGCACGGGAGCTTTGTCCCTCCTCTTAACCTGGTTAGTGAAAGGCAACGGCGTGAGACCGACGCAGCGAATAGTCTGCATCTCGCGTATCGCGCTGAGTAATCATCGTGGATGAATGGTCCGGGAAGGCAGTATGGGGTATTGATCGCTTCGGCTTGATCGATACAGCAAATCCCTGTAAATCTACCTCTCGTCCTCAGGCTGAGGCCTTACCGAGGGTGTCCGTCATCTGACGATGCCGGGTTAATGAGTG